CACCGTGGGGCATTCAGGATACATCACCCGTACGCTTTTACTCCTTTCACGTTGCAGGGGCTATTTGCGAGGATCGGATGGGCGACGGTGCAAATGTCATTCTACGGCTTGGCGCAGGAAGGGCCGGAAAAGAAATACATGCTGGGCTTCTTCAAACGAGGTAGTTGACAATCAAGTAAAACGGTTGTAAGATGAAATTATCAACTAAATAGATCACCAGCCAGGATAGCCAGAGGCGCAGTACAGCGCGGCGAAAAGGGCGGGTGACCAAGGCCAAGAGGCACAAGCAAACGTGCGGCAGTTAGTCCAGTGATGGATTGACTGCCGCTATTTCGTTTACCGGAGGTGACAATGCCAGATCCGCAAACTGGAGAGAGCAAAGAAGAATTTATGGGTAGGTGTATCCCGATGGTCATGGGCGACGGTACGGCGAGCAGCAACGACCAGGCAGTCGCAATCTGCATGAGCAAGTGGGAAGGCAAATCAATATCCATTGCAGATGCGACCGACGCCGTGAAGATCGGGGCGATGATAAGCCAGGCAAACCACCAGACCATCCAGGCGGCGCACGATGCACTAACGCAGGTCGGCGCAAAATGCGACCCGATGAACGCACCCAAGAATGATGTCATGGCTGGCAAGACAGCCATTGAAGACGATGACATCATGTGCTTCCAGGGCGAGGCAGTCAAGGCTCTGGGCACGATAGGCGATGGCGTTAAAGTCGGTGGGTACCTGATTCGCTTCTCCACGTCCAACGACCCTGACCTGACCGGCGAGTTTTTCACGGCAGAAACGGATTTCGACATCGATTTGCCTGGCAAGTCTACCGCCTATTTCAATCACGGCATTGATAGCCACTTCAAGAAAACCAAACTTGATCCAATCATGCTGACCCGTGATGACATTGGCATCTGGGCTGAAGGCATCCTGCGGGAGCGGGATGAATACGAGAAGATGCTAGTAGAGATGGCGAAGGCTGGCAAGTTGGGTCTATCATCTGGCGTACCTGGTCACCTGGTAGAGCGTAAACCCGAAGGCAAGGCGAATCGGATCATGTCCTGGCCATTGGGTAAGGATGCAAGTTATACCCATACTCCGGCAGAGAGCCGGAACGCAGTTATCCCCCTAAAATCCCTGTTATCGGTAGAAGCGGAGGCGGCAGTCGATAGTGCCGCGCAGACACCGGCGGCAGTCGATCAAAATATCGTTATTCAACCACCTTCACAAAAGGAACTTACCATGGAGCTTACTCAAGAGCAATTAGAAGGATTGATGGCTGGTGCAGCCACCAAAGCGGTAGAAGCCTACCGCAAGTCAGAGCCTGCCGAAAAGACCCCGCAGGTCACCATCACCACCGACGAAGTTGAGCAGCCCAACGCTTTCAAGTCGGCCGGTGAATACTTCAAAGCCGTTCGACATGCTGCCCTTTACCCGGCGCAGGAAGACCGGCGTCTTCGCCCTCTCAAAGCAACCGGCATGAGCGAGAATATCCCGGCTGATGGCGGCTATCTCGTCATCCCGCAATACGCCTCTGGCATCCTGGAACGGATGTATAAGACTGGCGAGATCCTGAGCCGTGTCTCGAAAGATCCCGTAACTGGCAATACGATGGTCTATAACGCCATTGATGAATCCAGCCGGGCATCCACCCTTTACGGCGGCCTGATTGGGTATTGGCTCAACGAAGGCGGCACCAAGACCGCATCGTCTCCCAAGTTCCGCCAGATGGAATTGAAACTCAAGAAAGTGGCGGCCCTGGCTTACTGCACCGACGAGCAGCTCGAAGATACCGCCAACCTCGAAAGTTGGCTGAACCGCACCGTCCCCAATGTCCTGCGCTGGCAGGTTGAGGATGCGATCATCGAAGGCAACGGAGTTGGGAAACCGCAGGGCATCCTTTCGTCCAACTGCCTCGTGACCGTCACCCGTGACACCGCCGCAACCATTGGCATCAATGATATTGTTGCCATGTGGAGCCGGCGCTGGGCTGGCGTTGATGATTACGTTTGGATCATCCACCAGGATGCAATGGCCAAACTGCCGCTGATGGCTGGCACTTATCAGAACGTGTTCATGCCACCGGGCGGCCTGAGCGCCTCCCCGTATGCGACACTGTACGGGCGTCCCATCATCGAGAGCGAGTACGCCCAATCGCTGAACACCAAGGGCGACATCATGCTGGCGAGCTTGAGCCAGTATCAGTGCATCACCAAGGGCGATGTCAAGAGCGACAGTTCTATCCATGTGGCCTTCACCACGGACGAGACAGCGTTCCGCTTTATCTTCCGCATCGATGGGCAGTCAACCTGGAGCAACACCTTGACGCCCTTCCACGGCAGCAATACACAATCGCCGTTCGTTGTCCTTGGTTCAGCCTCAGCATAAGGAGAAATAGACAATGCCTAATAATGGAATGTTAGAGTATCAGAACTTCTTCCCCGCTGCGGCTCCGGCTGATGTTACAACTACCGCAACCCCTACCCCCTGGATCAACATGAGCGAGGCCCACAAGGTCAAATTTATGGCGATCTTTGGGGCGTCCACCGCTTCCGCTGCGGATGTTGTGACATTCACCGTCGAGGTTTCATCGACCTCAGTGAGTGGCGCAGAATCGACGGTCAAGTTCTTCTACCGCCTGAGTGGAGCGATCAACGCCAACACCTGGTCAGCACCCGTCGAGGCTGCGATCACCGGCTATGCACCGCTTCAGACCGCGGTGGACAGCAAGTTGGTGTGCATCGAGGTTGATCCCGCCGCGACGCTGGTTTACAAGTCGGATGCCAAGTGGGTCAGGGCGACCTTGACGGCTGGCGGTACGGCCTGCATTGTGGGTTGGATCGGTTGGACTGAGCCGCGCAACGCTCAAGCGACGATGATCTCAGTATCGTCATAATCAATGCCGGGAAACCGGGACTTACTGGTAGTGTGCGGGTGTGCCTACCCTCCACACATCCGCACCTACCAGGAACCCGTTACTGGAGGGTAACGTTATGCAAAAGTTAGCGATAGTTGGAAGCCACCCGAAAACACGGATGGATGCACCGTTTGCCGATCTGAGTTACGACATCTGGTGCTTTAACGAGGCCGTCGAAGTCTATAAGTTTCCCAGGTGGACGGCTTGTATGCAGATGCACCGCAAGGAAAACTACACCGCCTCGTCAAATTGGGTCGATGACTTCAAGGCGCTCAATACCCATCATTGGGAATGGTTACAGCAGGATCACGGCGCAGATCATACGATCTGGATGCAGGCGGCAGATGAGCGAGTGCCGAACAGTAAAGCCTATCCGCTGGCGGAGATCATGGCGCAGCCGTGGGCAAAGCGGAAGTGGTTTACAAGCACGGCGGCTTTCTCGCTTGCGCTTGGGATTTACCTGGGGTACAAGACCATCGAAATCTATGGCGTGGAGTTGACAAGCAATACTGAGTATTACGCCCAGCTTCACAACTGGCAGTATTGGGTCGGCGTTGCTGATGGCCTTGGGATCGACTTAATCCTGAAATCGGGCGAAATGCACTTCACAGATCGGCTTTACGCCTATGAAGGCGAGACCCAGATTGAGCGGGAATGGTTCACGCAGCGGGCGGGATCGGCCAACGGCACCTGGGGCAAGATGGAGTTTGAGACGGCAAAAATAAAGCGCAATCTTGACCAGGCGATGTTGGGCCGTAAGTTTGAGGACGTCCAGAGATTGATTATCGAACTCCGTGAGCATTGCATCAAGGCAGGCAAGTTCGCCGGAACGCAGGCCGAGGCCGAACGATACGCCAAACGTGAGGACCCAATCAGCCGGCAGGAGTTTGAACTGCGGCTGGTGAAGGCGCAGAACGATTGTGAAGGCTACCGGGCAAATATGTACCACAGCGGCGGCAAGGCGGCGTATGTGTTCGATGTCTGGAAGGAACACGCCTCGTACCAGGCATTGCAGCAGCTCCGGATTTTTATCGATGAAACAAACATGAACGCCTACAACTTCGGCGCGCACATTGGCATCGGTGACGAGAACGAGGAATACACCAGGCAATACGACGCCCGGCTGTTTGCGGTTGGTGGGAAGCGGGCGATCATGGCCCGCCAGGAGGTGACGGCTTGACCTTGACTAATGGCTACACCACGCTTGACGCATTCATGGCAGCCGTGGCTCCGAACGCTACCAACGACAGCGCCGATAATCACGTCATGGAGAACATCATCACCCAGGCGTCCAGGATGATTGACACCCTGACCGGGCGCACGTTTTACTCACGCACAGAAACACATTACTACGATGTCCCACGGGGCAATGAGTTGTATATCCACGACGATGACCTGCTGACCGTGACCTCACTGACCAACGGTGACGCCTCAGTAATAGCGAGCAGCAACTACCAACTGCTACCGCTCAATGGCAGTCCAAAGTATTCGATCCGGCTAAAGAGCCTGGCGAGCGTGTACTGGATCGAGTCAGCGACAACGGGCGGCGAGGACGCCATAACCGTTGTGGGCACTTGGGGCTGGGCATCAACTACGCCAGCCGATATTGAGATGGCGTGTATCGCAATGGCGAGGGCTGAGTATCAGCGCAGGTTTGGGCAGAACGTGAGCGAGGACAGCGTAGTGTTACCGTCCGGGATTGTGGTATCGGCGGGCGGCGTACCCAAGAGCGCTTGGAAGATAATCCAGAATTACAGGCGGCGAGTATGACCCTGGCGCTGACCACCATCACCAACGCAATCGCGGGCCTGACAATCGCAGGCGTGACCATCAAAGACATGGACGAGATCCCGAACGCCGTGACGGATGGGATGTGCCCGATCCTTTACCCCGAACCTGTCAATTTTGTCACCGAGATGGAGATTACCAGGATGGCGCAGATTGTGAGCGCCACCCCCTGGAACGTAGAATACAACCTGACCTATATCCTGCTATATGCACCGGCTGGAAGCGGGCGGGGGCTGGATCTGATTAGTCCGACCCTGGCGAAAGCGTTTGTAATCATCGATGCGATCATGGCGCAGGTTGCGGGAATAAGCGGAGCGGTTACGATGTATTTTAACGGCATGAGCCAACCGGGGCCGGTGAGTGATCCGAGTGGCACGCAGTTTTTTGGGTGTCAATTCACGGTCCGGGTATTGGAGATGATAAATTGAGCGGAAGGACATTACCAGCTTTTCAGAGGATTTACATAGCCGGATATGATATGTCCGGGTACGGGTCGGATTCGGGCGAGCAGGGGATAACATACCCGGAAACGAACCTGCCAACGTTTGCGGATGCGGTTGTTGGGGCATTGGTCGGGAAGCCGTCAATCAACTTTGGGCCACTCAATGCGGTTTTGGATAACACAGCGACCAGAGGCTTTCACGTCATCGAGAGCGCAGCCCAGGGCACGGTTCAGAATGTCATGCTGGCGTATGGGATGCGAGCGGCGCCGGTTACGGGTGATGCCGTCTTTTGTGCACCGCTTCCGATCCTGAGTTACAAAACAGTCGGAGCGATGGCAACCGTGAACTTTGGCGGGCTGGATGTGCTGACCGGGATGAACTATGATGAGTTCTGGGGGAAACTGGTGCACGTTTACGGCGCAGAGACCGGGGCAAACAGCGGTAACACGCCAAACGTAGATGGAGGCGCAGCGACCACGGCGGGCGGCTGGATGATGGTGCATATCGGCGCTTATGCCGGGACAGGATCGGCAACCATCAGTATTGACGATAGCGCCAACGGGACATCCTGGATCGCCCTATCCGGGGCAACCAGCGGAGCAATTGCGCATACCGCCATGCCTTACAGCGCAATTGTGCAACTTGGAACGACCGCAACGGTCAGACAGTATCTGCGCTTCCAGGTTGCACTTTCAACGCTTACAAGCGTTACATTCAGTTTAGGTTTCGTGAGAGGTAGATAATGGCACAACAGACAGGACGAACAGTAGGAGATTTCACAAGTTTCTTGATCGGCGATGGAACTGCGATGCGTACCATCCTGATCGACAGCCTGGGTGATGTTGGGCTGGATTACCCAGAGGAACAGATGAGCGCATTCCAGGATGCGGTAAAAGGCGTTCTGGTGGGCAAGCCTGACTTCAGCCTGACCTTCGGCGGCCCATTCAGCGACACCGCCACCACGGGCACGCATACCGTGTTATCGGCTATGGTTGGCGTGATGACGCCTCGCTCGTTTGATGTCCAGATAGGCATTCGCCACGCCTGGGAAGCGGGCGAGCCGCAATTTGGCATCACCGAGACGGCGGCCAATGGATGCATCGTTACCGCCTACAAGGTCAGCGGCGGTAAGTATAGCGCCAGCATCCGAATGTACCCTGGCTCCGCTGCTCCCGCTTGGGGAGTTGCGGCAGAACTCAGCTCGTAGGAATAGGGTACTATATGTCCAGAGTCATCACCTCTCCGGTTGCGAAATATCCGGGCACGATCACGCTGGTCTATCCCGTTCCGCTGGACAACTATCTTGACTGGATGGACGCCAACGCGGCGGTCATGGCTAGCGACAAAACGAAGGATAAGATCAAAGCATACCTGCCGGGTGCCTGTGCGTTGATCGAGAGCGCACAGGTTGAGGGGTTGGCTGAGCATCCGGGGATGAGTGACTTCCAGAAGTTGACCGGGCCACCCTCGTTTGAATTTGTGCTCTGGCTGATAAGCGAATGCCAAAAGCTGATGAGGGATGAGGACAGCCCAAACGCATAGCGGCCCGAACCCTCGCATACTGCGAGAGCAAAGGGCCGATACCCAAGGAGTTGGAGGCGTACAACATGGTTCAAATGTTCGGTCACGTTGCGGTTTACGGTGAGCGACGACTTGGCGTTGGCGAGATGCGCCGGATGAACCTGGCGCAGCGGGTCATCAACGCTTACAACATGAGAGCCGGATACCGCAATGCCGACGGGGTATCATCCTGGGCAGAGTGGGCGGAGCGAAACCCGGACGATGCACGTCTGCTGACCACGGCGGCGATGGAGGCCAATGGCTAATCCTAAAGTAACTGTGGATGTTGAGGCCAATACGACCCACGCCCAGTCGCAAATGAAGGGCTTTGCGGCGAACACTGCGCAGGCGATCAGTGGGATCAAAGATGCCTTTGGTATTGCTCAAATAGCTTATGGCGCGCTCAAGGGTGTCTTTAGCGAAACGATCCATGCTGCATCTGACATGAACGAAACAATAAGTAAATCGGGGGTTGTTTTTGGAAAATCGGCATCTGCTATCGAGAAAATGGGAGATAGTGCCGCAAAGTCAATGGGATTAACTAAAAATGCATCGATAGCAGCCGCAGCAACTTACGGGAACTTATTTACAGCCATGGGAATGAC